AAAAATAACTCATCACGTGACAAGGCCATACGAGTCTTCGGTGGAACGCAAACCGTAAGAGCCGGGGCTTCTGTCATTCTTGAAAACGCCTTGCAATTAAGCGAAGCGCAGATCAAAGATTTCGCCGATATGGGTGTAATAATTACCGTGCCAATCATTCCAAAACCTGCCAAGAATCAATCCAAATTTAACAAGGGGTAACGTATGCCCGGCTACGGCACAGATATCGGCTTTGCAGACTACATTGAAGCCAACGGCCTAGAGATACCCGCTGGCACTGTAGCCGCTGCCCGCTTGCGTGGGTCTGTGTATCTTGACGGCCATTATTACCAGCGGTTCCCCGGCCAACCCACAGGCGGCATAGATCAGGAGCGATCATGGCCCCGTAAAAGCGCCATTGATCGCTTTGGCAATTCAATCCCTGATAGTTCTGTTCCGGTACGCGTGGTCAGCGCATCTTATGAGGCAACACTTCTTGAACTGCAAACACCGGGATTTTTTGCTAAGACATTTACCGAGTCAGAGCAGAAAGTGTTGACAAAAGTGCAATCAATATCTTTCACGTATATTGGAAGCAACAAGGGCGACAGGTCCTCATCGCCAACGGTCACAGCAATTGACAATCTTCTGTCATCTATCTTGACACCGGATGACCTACCTGCCGCGTTGATCGTATCGTGAGCATAAACTGGGCAGAGATCGCCGCCGAAGTAAACGCCGCTATCAAGTCGGTTGCGTCGACCGATGAAGGCTACCCCGCAACCATCCGCCAGCAGTCTGGAAGCGGCGGTGACCCTTGGGATCCGGTAACGTCACACTCCTATACAACAGTAAGCATACTTGAAGACAACCGTCGCGTTATGGCCGCAGATGGCACGTACGTTGAAACCATAAATCGAACCCTGACTATGGCCGCGACACCGGGGTTTGCTCCAAAGAAAGCAGATGATGTTGCGGTAGGCATTACAAGAAGCCAAGCGACCTCTGGCAGTGATTGGATAAGCATCACTAAAGTTCGCACCCTAGCCCCCGCAGGCGTTGCTGTGCTGTACGAACTGGACTTGTCAGCCTAATGGCAACCGTCAAATTAAACGGCATCACAAAAGAGCAGGAGGCGGCTTTTCGCAAGGCGTTCTCTGACTCTGTTGCTAAGCTAAAAAACGATGCCGTCATTAAGGATCTGATCGACCGTATTGCCGTGGGTGATATTGATGGTGTACTAACGGCAATCGGAATTAGTGAGGCGTCGCTCGGGTCCATTGAGCAGGCCATTCAGAACGCCTACCGCAAAGGTGGCGATACTGCGGCAAGTCAAGTTGGCCGTGTTCCTGCGCCCGGCAGTGATGTGTCGTTTGCGTTTGCGTTCAATGTCCGCAACACCCGCGCTGAGCAGTGGCTACGGCAGAACTCATCCAGCTTGATTGTTGAGATTACGGAAGGCCAACGTGAGATGGTCCGCCAGCAGCTTACCGCCAGGTTATCTGAGGGCGTTAACCCCAGGCAGTCGGCGCTTGATCTTGTGGGCAGAAAAAACCGCGTAACCGGGCGGCGTGAAGGTGGGTTCATTGGGTTGACTGAGCAACAGGCAAGATGGGTAAGCGATGCGCGGCTGGAACTAGAGTTTGTACATCTCACGAAAGGAACGGATTACCTTAGCCGCAAACTGAGAAACAAACGATTCGATGCAATGGTCAAGCGGGCCAACAAATCCGGCAAGCCACTGACCGCTGTGCAGATTCAACGTGCGATAACAGCACTACAGAGCCGTACGCTGAAATATCGCGGTGACGTAATAGCGCGTACCGAATCTATAGACGCACTGCGGGCAGGCCATCACGAAGCATTGCTCCAGGCTACCGAAGCGGGCGAAGTTGTAGACGATGACGTGACGCGGGAGTGGGACTCAAGCGGTGACGCACGCACGCGAGAGACGCACGCTAGGGCAGACGGCCAGAAGCGCCAGGGCAATGCGCCGTTTGATGTTGGCGGCTACCAGATGCTCTATCCGGGGGATTCTACGTTGGGTGCGCCGGGTGAGGAAACCATACAATGCCGCTGTATTGAAACTACATCTATCGACTTTGGCGCACGCGTTGCTCGGATTGAAGGCTTTGGCTAAAAAATCGACGCTTTACAATGACCTGCTAAATAGTGGGTTTTTTTGTGTCTAGGGTGTTGCAATGCTGCGGTAGTGTGTTATTGTTGAGTCATAGAGAGACACCAACCACACGAAAGGAATACAAACATGGCCACATACAACGTAGTAATCAACGACGACACCACCGGCACCATCGACGACAGCACATTGGACGGCCAGCACGCTGACGACTTTCTGGGCGAGATGATGACGGTCCATGCACACGACGAGAACGGGAACCCTGTTGAGCATTACGGTCGACTTACCGAAGTTCTGTCATAAACAATAACAAGGCCCTTCGGGGCCAATCATCAACCACGTCACCGAGTAATGAATTATTATGGATAATCAAGTGGCAGCAGTAAAAAAATCTAATAAAATTCATAACCCTGAAACAGGTGCGTGGAGATTATGAGAAATGAGAGATAAGGTTAACGTGATAGAGGTAGAGGTTAGGGGATCGTGTGGCATAGGTAAAAGTGAGGCGCTGGAGGTTATCGCCAAGGCGCTTAATGATTTTTATCGGACGGGATCATCCACGGTAGTTGCTGGAAGTCTATGTAATGGCGCAATCTCAGATGCGAAAATAACGGGCCAGACTGCAAAGAATAAAAACACTGTTTTCTTTTTGTCTGAAAAGATGCCGGGGCAAGCATGACCCAATCAACCCCAGTCTGGGAGTACATAACAACCCGGCACGCTGGCAACGTCACCCACGCGGCGTCAGCACTAGGAGTTGACCCGTCTACGTTGCACAGGGTTATGAACAGCGGGTATGTCATCAACGGAAGGCTTTACACAATAAAAAGGAAAGCGAAATGAGCACAGATAACGGTAATAGCCCAGCAATGCCGCAGGAATGGCAGTCTTATGTAGAAGCTGCGCCTGTGGGCCTGACTAAGCGAGAGTATTTTGAGGCACGAGCAATGCAGGGTATTTTGTCTAACCCCGCAATGATTACATTTGAAATGGCCGCGACAGACCAAGTTAAATTATTTGAGCTAATTGCCAATCTTGCAAGGCAGGGTGCAGAAGCTCTTTTAAATGGCTCGGACCTCTAACCCCACAGTAAGGAAAGCAAAATGAAAACACTAACAGCCCTAATTCTAGCCATTCTAATGGCCCTATCAACCACAGCCGCAGCAGACGTGTGCAAAAGCAAAGCTGACATTGCTGCACAGCTTATGGGTGTACGCCAGATGGGCGTGCCTATGGCCGATGTGATGGCTGTTTTGCCGGAAGGCACCGTTGAACGTATTATGGCCGTGGAAGCCTACGAGACGCCTAGGTACATCACCAAGGAAATCCAAGAAAGGCAAATCGCCAAGTTACGGGACAAATGGTATATGCTTTGCTACAAAGTGAAGGCTGAAAAAACAGAGTCTTGAACAACCGAACAAGCCCAGGCAGTAGTGGCGCTAATAACTATTGTCAGCCAGAGCTCGCCGCATCTCCTAGTAGTACGATTTAGGCGGGTGATCTGGACGGAGAAGCTACGAGACAGCTAGTCCCGCAAGGTGCGGGCATTTTTTGCTATACTCCAGAAACAGAAAATAACAGGTGATGGGAATGGCTAACGTAACCATAGATCAATGGGTTGCTAAGTCTCAGGCTAGACTTGAAGCCGTCTGGAAGACTGCGGCGCAGGATATTGCTAAAGAAATGCAAACGCCGAGAGCTAAAAACGGAAAATTACCGTTGGACACCGGCTTTCTTCGAAACAGCTTTTCCGCAGACGTGAACAAGATCCCCAGCGGCAACGGAAGCTCAGCGTACACTGCCGGGCCAATTAGCATTGTGATAAACCGGGCCAAGATTGGCGACCAAGTTGTATTCGGATGGGCTGCAAATTACGCAATATACATGGAGGTGCGTTACAGCTTTTTAAGATCAGCAGCACAAAACTGGCAGCAGATTGTCGATAAGGCAGCACAAAAAGTTAGAGCGAGGGTAGAGGGATGACTATTAAAATTGTCTTGCCAGAAGGCAACGGCCCAAAGTCATCATGGGGCACAAAGATTTTTACAGAATCTGGCCACGAGATTAAAGGCGTGACCAGAATAAATATAGAGATTCTTCCAGATTGCATCGTACAGGCACAGTTTACAGTAGAGGTCAGCAACCTTGAAAACTTTGAAGGAATTGAAGGCGCTTACAGGGTAGAAAATTTCCCGGCAAAGAAAGTTTGCAGCGGGATTGATCGGATAATGAAGCGGATTCGCCGGGGGAACCATGAGCACAACTAACACAGCATCGCAATCCCTGTTCACAAAGATTGTCAATAAAATTCGGCAAGGGAGCGCCAAAAATCAGCGCATAGCTTTGGCTCAATCTAAAAGCTATATACTTGTTCTAGCGGACTGCTCAGCTGGAATATTTGCAAAAGTTTATGCGCCAAACGGTGAAGAATTGCCGGGGGTTCTTGGTTATGAAATTTGGCCTTGTGCCGATGGAACGCATAACATTTTTCTTACTTTGAAGATGCGGGAATAAATCATGCCAACACCAACTAATACAGCAATAGCACAAGCCC